TCTGGGCGAGCGGGACCGGCTGTGGCTGGCCTTGCAGGCCGCGCTGTGCGAGCGAGGCACCCGGCCGCATCTGGTGGCCCAGCGCGAGGCCGAGATCGAGGCACGCATGGCGCTGGAGCCGGGAGCGGAGCACGCCTGATGCGCGACTACGGAAAGGTTTTCAGCAGCATCTGGGAGAGCGCGGACTTCCGTTCGCTCTCCGAGGATGGCCGGGCGCTGGTGCTTTACCTGCTCACCTGCAAGCACATCACCATCGCTGGCGTCTGCCGTCTGCCTGACGGCTATGCCTGCGAAGACCTTCAGTGGACTCCCGAAAGGGTTGCGGAAGGGTTTCGGAACATCGAGGAGAAGGGTTTCGCAACCCGGTGCGATGACACGAAGTGGGTTTGGGTGACGAAGTTCCTGGAGTGGAACCCGCCGGAGAACCCGAACCAGCGCAAGGCGGCGGCCAAGGTCGCCAACACGGTCCCCGATTCCTGCTCATGGAAGGCTGTTTTCCTCTGGGACTGCGGCCCCGCCATGGGGGTCGAACCTCCCAAAAAGTCAAACCCTCCCCTAACCCTTGCGGAACCGTTTCGGAACCAGAAACAGGAGCAGAAGCAGGAACAGGAACAGGAACAGGATGAAGAGGAGACTACGTCTCCTTCGTCGGCGATGCCGCCGTGCCCGCACATCGCGTTGATCGGTCTGTTCGGCAAGCACCTGCCCGAACTTCCCCAGCCAAAGCCGGAGCTGTGGAAGGGGCAGAAGGCCCGGCACATGCGGGCACGTTGGGTCTGGGTTCTGACGGCTACGAAGTCCAGCAACGGCAAGCGGTACGCGGAGAACCCGGAGCAGGCGGTGGACTTCTTCGACCGCTTCTTCGCCTACGTTGCCAAGTCCGACTTCCTGACCGGCCGCAACGGCAAGTGGACGAACTGCACGCTCGCATGGCTCATGGAGGAGGCGAACTTCGCCAAGGTCATCGAGGGTAGCTACGAAAACCGGGAGGCGGCGTGACCCGTCAACTCACCCCGCGCCAAGCCGAAATCCTGCGGTTTATGTGGGAGTTCTTCCTGCAAAACGACCAGCTTCCGACGCACCGCGACATCTGCGAGCGCTTCGGCTTCGTGGTGAACGCATCGATGTCGTTTGTGGCCGTGCTGCAAGCAAAGGGCTACATCGAGCGCAACGCTTGCCCCGGTCGATTCAAGTTCACCCAGGTTGGACGAACCTTCCTGGCGCCTGTGGCCGAAGGTGCGGAATGAGCGAGGTCGCCATGCTCCGCATCCCGCCGCACAGCGTCGAAGCCGAGGAGGCGGTCCTGTGCTCCCTGCTGCTGGACAACGAGGCTTTGCACCGCGTGCATCTGCCGGCCGAGGCGTTCTACGGTCACTTTCGCCGCGAGGCTTACCGCGCCATCCAGGCGCTGGCGTCTGCGGGCCAGCCGTTCGACGTGATCACGGTGTACGAGCGCATGGCGGCGGCGGGGCACGACGAGAACGGGCAAGGGCTGGCGCTGCTCAACGCGATTTCCCAGGTCGTGCCGAGCGCTGGCAACATCCGCCGCTACGCAGCCATAGTTGCTGAAAAGTATCTGCGCCGGCAGATGGTCGAGTCGGCCGACCAGATCGCGGCGCAGGCGTTCGCTGAGGACAAGCCCGCATCGGACGTGCTGGACGCCGGGCAGATGGCGCTCGCCAAGCTGGCGACCGTGCGGGCCAGAAGCGAGCCGCAGCACATCCACCAATCGCTGGCCGACTACCTCCAACTGCTCCAAGAGCTGAGCGAGGGCAAGAACCCTGCGATTCCCACCGGGATTGCGGGTCTGGACCGGCTGCTCAATGGCGGGCTGCGCCGGGGCGAAATGATGGTGATCGGCGCCCGCCCGAAGCACGGCAAGACGGCGCTCACGCTGGCGATGGCGCGGCACATGGCCCATTCGTTCGGGGTGCTGTTCATCTCTCAGGAGATGCCGGTGATGCAACTGATGCACCGGCACACGGCGGCGATGGGAACCGTGGACCTCGGCCGCATCCTGGCTGCTGACCGCAGCGACCAGGAAATGTGGGAGCGGGTGGGCGAAGCCGCCGAGCGCCTGGGCCGGCTGAACCTCGTTCACGACCAGCAGGCCGCGCAAAGCCTCATGGACGTGCGGCGCAAGGCCATCGGCGTGAAGCGCGCGCACGGTCTGGACGTGCTGTTCGTGGACTTCCTCCAGTTGATGCAAGGCGGCGAGGGGGACGGCAACCGCAACCGCGAGTTGGACCTGATCTCCAATGGCTTGAAGGCGCTGGCGCTGGATCTGGACATCGGGGTGGTCCTGCTGTCGCAGATGTCGCGCAAGGCCGACGAGATGTACCAGCGCCCGACCATGACCCATCTGCGGGACTCGGGGGCGATTGAGGCGGCGGCCGATCAGGTGGCGGTGCTGTTCACCGATCACGCGCACCCGCAAAGCCCGAAGTTGCCGGAGTTCGCCAGCTATTCCGAGCTGGAGATCGTGGCGCACCGCAACGGCCCGACCGGGGTTGTTCCGCTGCACTTCGCGGGGCAGTACCAGCAGATCACGGATTGGGGCGGCCCGGTGCCGCAGAGGACGACCAAGGGCCAATCGCAACGGAGGGGAATGAACGATGACTGAGGGATGCCGTGACGGACAAAACCTGCGCAACGTGCGTCCACTGGCGAATGAAAAACCGGCAGGACGAAAACGCCAAGAAGCTGGCGCGGCTGGGGCTGGTGAACTGCGCGGTGGATGGGACCTCTTGGACCTTCCTGCCAGCGCATGGGTCATGTGGACGGCATTCGCCAGCAGAAGCATCCGTCGTGCAGGCGAGACGCGCCTGGCTGGCCCGGAGGTGAAGGAGAGCAACAGCGCATTGGAGGCGACGGAGTGACGAAGAACGCACATGACTACGTTTGCGGAGTTGTCAGAGACGGGAAGACCTTAGACCTGCGCGTGGATCAGCTAACACTGCCCGAATTGCAGCAGGCGCTTTGCGAGACGTTCGATCTCATTGACGCGATGGAGACATACGCTCTCGACGCACTCGACGCAATCAATGGTTGGCGTAAGGCGCGCACCGGGAGCCGCGTATGAGTCCTCTCTCCAGCATCTCCCTGACCGAGCCCCGCTGCGTGGGCAAAGCCGCTGGCCCCACGGGACACCAGCACCCCCCTGAGTGCCACTCCTGCGCCCGCCGTCTGGCCCATCGAGCTTGGGGGACCAAGATGATGGAAGCGCCCAAGGAGACGCCGTGCCCGGCTCGGATTGCGGAGGTGGTGGACGTATGAGCCGACGTTTGTTCATCCTCGCGCACGATCAAGCCCGCCGCAACGCGCTGGAGTGCGTCAAGACGGCGCCGGCCGGCTACGCGGTGACGGTGGCCGAGCCCACGCGCTCGACCTCCCAGAACGCCCGCATGTGGGCGCTGCTGACCGACATCAGCGAACAGGTGGAGTGGTACGGCAAGCGCCTGACGCCGGAGGACTGGAAGGCGGTTTTCAGCGCCGCCCTGAGAAAGAGCTACGTGGTTCCCGGCCTTGATGGCGGATTCGTGGTGGTCGGTCAATCGACCAGCCGCATGTCGAGGCGGGAACTGTCCGATCTCATGGAGTTGATCTCTGCCTTCGGAGCGGAGCGCAACGTCACGTTTCAAGAGGAGGCCGCTGATGCTGAGCGCGCTTGATGTCCGCGAACTGCTGGATTACGACCAATCGACAGGGGTTTTTCGGTGGAAGTACACGATGGGCGGGAGCGCGAAGGCGGGAACTGTCGCTGGATCCACGGACAGCAAGGGCTACCGGCAAATCAAGGTGAACGGACGCCTCTACTTGGCGCACCGCCTTGCATGGCTGTACGTCCACGGCGAGTCGCCTGCTGGCGACCTTGACCACATTGACAGAAATCCGTCGAACAACGCCATAGCGAACCTGCGCCCATGCACTCACGCAGAGAACCACCAGAACACCGGTCTTCGCAGCGATAGCTCCAGCGGCGTAACAGGCGTCTCGTTCGTCAAGAGCAGCGGGAAGTGGCTCGCGTACATCAATGTGAACGGCAAACGGGTGCGGCTTGGTCTATTCGGGACCATTGAGGAGGCGTCCGCAGCCCGCGCCAAAGCGAAGGCCGAGCATCACACATTCGGGGCCGAGCGTGGGGTGGAGTTCTCTGAGATGGAGGCGGCATGAGCGATTACTTCTTTGAAATCGCGGTGGCGACTGTGATCGTTGCCATCCTCGGCTTTCTGAGCGTGACGGTCTACACGGATCACGCTCAGAAGATGGAATGCATGAAGCAGCGCGGCGAGTTCCTGCGCGGGACCTGCTTCTTCCGGGATCAGAGGCCGGCGCAATGACGGAGCAGGCATGACTCTCCCCGCTGACATCGCCCGCTGCATCGGAGTCGGCACGGATCAGGGCCAGCCCCTGTCCGACTGCCTCTCTTGCGCCCGCCGACAAGACGGCATCTCCGACTACATGGCAGGACGCCGCGTGCTCTGGATGGCCCCCCGCACGCAGCAGCCGTGCCCTGAATTTTTGGAGCCCAAGAAGTGAGGCGCGCCGCCAAGGTGGATCAGAACCAAGAGCAGATCGTCACGGCCCTGCGCGGGTATGGCGCCAGCGTCCAGAGCCTCGCTCCCATCGGCAATGGGTGCCCGGATCTGCTGGTGGCAAAGGGCGGCCGGATGTACCTGATGGAGGTGAAGCGGGGCAAGGCCGAGCCCAACGAGTTGCAAAAGCGCTGGCACATCGAATGGCGCTCCGAGGTGCATGTGGTGCGTAGCGTGGACGAGGCGCTGTCCGTGATTCGGGAGGACGCATGAACACCAAGCCCACGGCCCGCGAGCGGGTCCACCTTGCGAAGGTGAAGGCCATGCCCTGCGCAGTCTGCGGCACGCCAGGCCCGAGCGATGCCCATCACATCCGGCAGAAGTCGGCCTACCACTGCGTGCCGCTGTGCAAGGACTGCCATCAGGGCCCGCTGCTGGGGATTCACGGCCAGAGGCGCGCGTGGGCGCTGGCCAAGATGGACGAGGTTGATGCCTTGGCCGAGACGCTGCGGCGGTTCTCGGTCGGCGTGGATTGAGGAGGACAAGCAGTGAAAGAGATTTACGAACCCGGCGGCAAGGCGGCTGCCCTGCTGCGAGCGATGCGCGAAGACCCCAAGCGGGCATTCAGCTTCCCCGAGGCGGCCGAGATTATGGGCGGCCATGCCAAGAACGTCGGCGCGGCCACGCTCAAGTGCGTCAAGAGCGGGCTGATCCACCGGCATGTGTGGGACGGCCGGGTGTACCTGAGCGCCGATGCGGACGCCCGCATGCCCGAGCGCAAGCCCACCACCACGGCGAGCTGGGTGCCGGACCCGGACGATCCGCGCATCAGCAAGGTCGTTCCTGGCTGGAAGCCGCCGCAGATGGTTTGCGTGAGGGCGCAGTAATGCCGACACCATGGCAACCGCTGGAGCACGAACTGCTGCAGGACATGTACCCCCACTGCCACACGGACGACGTGGCGGCGTGGCTCGGGCGCAGCACGAAGTCCGTCTATGAGCACGCGAAATGGTCCGGCCTGAAGAAAACCGCCGAATACCTCGCCAGCAACGCCGCCGGCCGCTTTCAGTCTGGTCGCATGAGCGAGCGCATGGTCGCCAACCATTTCAGGAAGGGGATGGCGCCATGGAACAAGGGCAAGACCTGGGATGCGGGCGGGCGCAGCGTGCAGACCCGATTCCAGAAGGGCCACGTTAACGCCTGGAAGCGCGTGCCCATCGGAACCCTGCGCGTGACCAAGGATGGAACCCTACAGCAGAAGCTGACGAACGAACCCGGGCCGTACCACAAGCGATGGTTCGCGGTTCACCGCATCGTGTGGGAGCGTGAGTGCGGCCCGATCCCCGAGGGCTACATGGTTCGCTTCAAGCAGGGCATGCGGACCGTGAGGCTGGAGGAAATCACGGTGGATCGGCTGGAGTGCATCACCCAGGCCGAGAACGCCATCAAGAACCACCCCAAGAACACCTCCCCGGAGCTGGCGAAGCTGTACCAACTGCGGGGGGCCATCACGCGACAAGTCAACAGGATCGCCAAGGAGAAAGCGAATGTCTGAAAAGAAGCCGGCCCACATCGACCAATTGCGGGAACACCTCATGTCCACCCTCGCGGCGCTGCGGGATCGGGAGAACCCGATGGACGTAGACCGGGCGCGCGCCGTCGCCCAGGTCGCCACCGTGCTGGTGGACACCGCCCGGGTGGAGGTGGACTTCATGAAGGTCACGCACCGCGACGAGTCGGACTTCCTCGGCAAGGCGGTTGAAGGCCCGAGCGGCGCCGAATCCAAGCCCCTGCCGCACTGGCCGCACGGTGGCCGCGTCCACAAGTTGCAGGGCTGAATGAGCCGCAAGCGCTGCAAACGAAAGCCCATCACGACGCTGGGCCTGAACCCGATTCAGCTCCTGATCGCCAGCCAGACATACCCCGAGGAGGAAGCCGACCGCATTCTTCTGCGCCTGCACTCGGCTTACGACGATCTCTGCCACGGAGGAACGGACGACGACCTGTACGACAGGGTGGGAGCGGCCATCAACGTCGGCCTGATCCGCGCAGAGCAGATCGGCGGCGGGCGGGACTGCGAGGCGGCGCAAGTCTTCGTGCGTGCCGTTGGTGCGTTGATGGAGTGCGACTCCATGCGGAGCAAGCACGGCAAGTACGGCTTCACCGGACCGGCGCTGACCGTGATGGCCGAGGCTCTTGCGCTGTACGAGGAAATCCTGCGGGCCAGCAGCCCTCGCCAGATGGCCGACGCTGTGACCGAGTGCTGGAAGCGGGTGAGGGCAGGGCACATCGAGCGGCCCAGCCACGTGGAAGCGTAAGCAACAACGAACAACGATAGGAGTGCGGATGAAAAGAGACGCGGTGGACTTCTTCTTTGTGGCCGACCAGCACTTGGCGATCCACGCAAGGCTAGAGGCGTGGGCAAGCTGGGTCAGGGTTCGTCCCCATGGGTGGCAAGTCCAGCCGATGTTCCGTCAGTACCGCTCCAAGAGCTGGCAGTGGGAGCGCCCCGAGATGCGAGCCGCCATCAACGTCCCGGAGGCGGTGGCGATGGAGAAGGCCGTCTCCCTGCTGCCGGAGAAGAACCGGGACGCCATCCGCTGGCAATACGTGAGAGGCGACAGCCCGGCGCGAATGGCGAGACAGCTTGGCGTCTCAACGGCTGGTCTTATGGAGCTTGTTCACTCCGCTCGCCAGATGCTGGTAAACCGGATGGGCGCCTAATACGTTGATAGATGTATGGACAAGCACGACCTCATTAGCCAAGAGTTCCTCCGAAAGCACTTCCGATACGACGCCGAAACGGGGGCCTTCATCCGCATGAGGGCGTGCGATGGGAAGCCGGCAAAGCGAGTCTGCGGAACAGAGCACCGCCTTGGGTACAGGGTGATCGGAATTGCGCGCAAGCTCTTTTACGCGCACCGGCTGGCTTGGATGTACGTCTACGGAAAGTGGCCGGAAGGCGAGCTTGACCACATCAACGGGGTTCGGGACGACAACCGAATCGCAAACCTCCGCGAGGTCAGTAGGCAAGCCAACATGCAGAACGTGCGCAAGAACCGTCGGCCCAAGGCGACCAGCCAGTACCTTGGCGTAAGCAGGGATAAGCGCATGCGCAGCAGGCCTTGGCGCGCTGTGGTGAGCAAGGACGGCAAGAACTATGACTGCGGTTATTGGGCGACAGAGGAGGAGGCTCACGCCGCCTACGTCGCCAGAAAGCGCGAACTGCACGAGGGATGCACGCTCTAGGCTATGCGTAAGCGCAACAAAGTGATTGCGCATCTGCTACGGATGTGCTAACCTCGCGCGTACTCGGGCGCGATAGCATAAGCCGAATCTTCCTTGCGGAGGGCACAGGTGCCAGCAAGGGGCAAACGCATACAGCCACAAACCCTGCGAGTTCAACGGAGCCGGTCCGATCCAAGCGCAGGCGATACCCGGAAGGCTGTAGCCGTTTGCCCTGGCTTCCCGCGTAGCTCAATGGATAGAGCATCGCACACCTACGGCGAAGGTTGCGGGTTTGATTCCCGTCGTGGGCTGACAGGGCAAACCTAGTTCCCGCAAATCGGGCTTGAAGTCCCTCGCAAAGGGCCATCCGGGTTGATCGCCGGATGTTGAACGAACGCGGATAGCGGGCGAGGCGATTGGGCGTGTTCCCGGCCAGCAGCGCACCGCACCTATTCCAAGGCTCGCTTCGGCGGGCCTTTCTTTTTTGGCTTCGGCCACCCCTAGCACGGGGACGGCTCGCAGTAATCGTGAGGCACCGCAGCTCGCAGAGCATCAGTCGGGCGCCACCTAGACACAGAGCTGCCCCCTGCCCTTCGCAAGTGCCTCCCTTGGCCCCGCTAGTCGGGGCTTTTTCTTCTTCTGGAGCCTAGATGACCGTCACAACCGATTCGAGGAAGACGGGCGTTTCCGATGTCGTTCTAGACGCTCTCGATGTGCAGGCGGCGCTCGATGCCGTGAGCCAACGAGCGACAACGGTACGCGTTGCCGGAACCCGGACTCTCGGTGCATCGATCACGCTGGGCAACACGTCCGCCATCCTCGGGGAGAACGCGAACCTAACCACCCAAGCCGGTCAGACGTTCGCCCCGCGCCCGCTGTTTGATTTCTCGGCCTCCGCCATTGACGGGATCTTGACCGACGGAACGTCTACTTTCCGGTGTCAAAAGGTCAAGCTGGAGTCCGTCACCCTGAAGGGAAGCGGCTCCTCGAATGCGAAGGCCGGCGTGAAATTCGTTGCCAACGCGACCGCCGGCAACCCCGGTCTCGCCGTTCTGCGTGATGTCTACATCGAGCAGTTCCAGACGGGGATCGACTGCGCGAACGTGGATGACTCGCACAACTACAGCGATGTTCACATCCAGAAGGCGCTGATCGGCATCGACAACATCAACCAGCAGGCCACGATCAAGCACGCCGACATCTGGAACCTCAAGGGGTCGGCAGGAACCACGTTCGGCATGCGAGTGAAGGGGTTTGAGAACCTCATCACTGAGTGCGAGTTTGAAATCGGTGACATGCCGTCCGGGGACACGGGCACCGATACGACCGGCACATCCCTTTTCCTTGATACGACCAGCTACGGCAACCGTGCTTCGCAAAATCGGTTCCTTTGTCCGGCCGGAACCTATTACCAGGACTCGGGAGTCTCCAACGCCGCGACGGACAACACGTTCTCTCCGGGAACGACCACGATCACGCGCTTTGCGCGCCTTGGCGGCTCAGCCGGCATCTACAGCGGGAACACGCACAACACCGCCGGAACGCTCGGAAGCGACGGGATCATCATCAACGGCAGCAACTATGTGGTGCAGGGCAATCTGTTCCGCCACATCCAGAGCGCCGTCAACTGCATCGCGATTTCCGGCAACTACAACAAGATCGTCTGGAACATCTTTGAGCTTTGCGCCGGATGCCTCGCCAACGTCAAGGTGAGCGCAGGCGCGACCGAGAACATCTTGGTCGGCCAGTTCCCCAACGGGGTGAACGACCTTGGCACGCGGACTGTGATCAATGGCATCAGCTCCAATGCGGGGAACCCTGCATCGGCAGGGCAGTGGCTGAATCAGGCCGCCAAGGCGTATGAACTGGGCGCGACCATTGAGGACACCACCTCGTCACCGCACAAGTTCTATCAGGCGGATTCCGCTGGCAACTGGATTCTCCTCGGTTAACTCATCACCCCCACGACGCTGACTGCTCCTCCTGAACGATAGAGAGACAAAGACATGGCAAGCCAGAAGCTCGCTGCCCTGTTGACGCAACGCATCCCACAGGAACCCGAGCGCCTACGCGGACGCAAGGCAGTGGAGCGCAGGAAGCGCTGGCTGGAGTTGCACCCGCTGTGCGTGGAGTGCGAAAGCAAGGGGAGAGTGACGGCGGCCACCGTGCCGGATCACATCGTGGCCCTGGTCAACGGAGGCGAGGACAACGAGGGCAACCTGCAAAGCCTGTGCGAGGACTGCCACCGGATCAAGACCGCCAAGGACTTGGGGCACAGGGAGCGCCGGACCATCGGACAGGACGGATGGCCGACCGGCTCCTGATCGCGCCTCCTGAGGGCTTCTGGTGCGAACCAGAGGCCATCCTGCAGGGGTGGGGGGTATCGAAAGTCTGGGCGGCGCGGGCGGAAACCGACAGGTTCCCTCGCTTTCGCTAACCGTGGACAAAAAAGATAGTAGGCACTAACGGAAATGGCCCGGAAATCTGCTGCTGCACTGGCTGTAGCCCCGGTGATCGACGCGACGAGGACGGACAGGTTACGCGCTCCGGTCCATATCAGCAATGCCGAACGCGCTGTTTGGCTGGAAATGGTCAACGACCAGCCGGCCGAGGCGTTCACGCCCACCCATGTGCCGCTGCTGGAGCTGTATTGCCGGCATGTCGTGCAGGCGCGGGTGATTGCCGACCAGATCGCCAACTTCGACCCGGCCTGGCTGAATGACGACGAGGGGCTGAAGCGGTACGACCGGCTCCTGACGATGAACGAGCGGGAAAGCCGGGCGGCTTCCTCGCTGGC